CGGCATTTTTTTCGTCTCGGTATCGATTCCCGCTTGGGGGAATTTCCCGCCCCGTCAATCGGGGCGTATATGTGTTATACTCGATTACAACCCCATATGCAACCAAAATGTTCATTTTTTTTTTTTTCCAGACCAAACCCGAAAATCGCTAATCGGCACACCGATTGCATACCACCGATTTTCTCAGCCCCGGTTTTCGCTTTCCTTTCTCCTTAAAATCACTATAGAGGATTATTTTCTGTTATCGGGAATTTTCCTTATAGAGATTATTTCATGGTATCGAAAGTGGCAAATTGTAAATTTGAAAATCCCACCATTTTACAATTCACCATGATATTCATTATATTGTCTGATGTTCCCTAAGAGTCTTTAAAATTGCCCTGATAGTCATTATTATTGCCCTGGTGTTATCTGATGTTACCTGGTTGTTCGGTGATATGGGATATATTTTGGGGAATGTAGTGGTTGTTTTGTTAAGGCGCAGGAGTAGTAGTTAGTAGTATTTTTTTTTTTTTTTTTTTTTTCTAAGAACAACTACCCCTCTAAGGATTATATCATACATTGTAAAATCTAGAGATACCGGAGGCATAATGGTGAACAACCAGAGGATATCAGGGAATACCAGGGATAATAATAAAATCATCAGGGCAATATTTGAGATTATCAGGGCAATAAAAATGACTATCAGATAATATCCGGGGAATTGTATAATATAAAAACTTGGTGTTAATAACGGTAAGGATGACGATTTTTATTGACAAACGGGGGAATATGTGTTATTGTGGGGTGTCAATGGAGATATTTAAGGATTGAGTAAATAACACACAGGAGGAAAGGATAATGACACCGGAAATGGAAATGGAAACAATCCCAATGTCAGTAAACGAAGCGAACGAGGCAATCAGAACAGTTCTCTTTTTCATGTACACTGAAATAAAAATCAAGGGTAAAAAATTTGGAGAAGGCTCTACCGAACACCGGGATGCAATCAGAGCTTATGACGGACTCAGAGACGCTCGGGATTATCAGAGGAGATATAATAGATGACAACGAGAGCCATCGTTTTTCAGGATTTTGAAATCATCGCAGAAGGTGAATCGATTGGAGAGATTGTCGATGAAATATACATCAAGGTCAACGACCAGCTCTACAACGCAGCAAATGTTGTTGAAGATACTCTACATACAAGAGCAAAGTTGTCGTTTTTAAGAAATAGATATGACAGACTGAAACAAGAATTAGATGACTTGACTATCATCACCGCCGGAAGTTTTCGCAGAGATTTTGCTATTAAACCAGAGGAGAAATAATCATGCCCACCGTAGCTTTTAGTGTTATCGGCCATACCAGCTTTCCATTGGATATGCTGAGATATGATGCCTGTTGGCCGGACTCTCCCGACAGCGTGTTCAAAATCAGCACACACTTACACCATACCAAAGACGAAGCGGTTCAAATCGACCTCATCGGCAACCGGACGCCGACGGCAGCGAGATGGGCATCATTCGGCTGGTATGTCAAATGAGCGAACCCAGCGCAAGCAAGCGCGGACCGGCTGGATTGAATCCAGTCTATCAACGAAACGGCCCCGATTGTGCGGTAGCGGCGATGGCAACAATCTTTGGGGCTTCATACGAAGAAGTCAGAGCGATATTGATATTCGAAGGGAGGACGGATAGTCGAGGGACTTTAAAGGAGCAAGAGATAGCTTGCGGTAATCATTTTGGATTCAGGCTTACCTGGGTGGATAAGGATGAATTCGGATTGGCGATTATGTGGAGTGAAGTTCCAGCGTTGAGCTTGGTTGTTGCCTATGCGCCAAGACAACATCGAAATACGCATATGATGTACAGCGATGCAGATGGAGAAGTCTGGGAAGTCGGTAGAAATCGAAAAGGCGGAACGTATCGACTAGTCGGATATTTTGAAGTCGAAAAGATATTTGACTATAAAGAGAAAAACCAAGAAGTCTTGGAGAGTTTCATATAAAAGGGAGATACCTGAAATGAGTATATCCAGCGTGATTGCCCAGATTCTCGCTACAGAGCCGGTCGAAACCAAGAGGGGCAACAACAAACCCTTCACCGCAAAAATGAAAAAGGCTCGGAAGAGCCGGAATAAAATGCAGAAAGCCAGCAGGAAAAAGAATCGTTAAGAAGGGAGGTGATAAGAATGAGGCTACGAGTTCCTTGTTCGCACTTTGAAAAGGCCAGAGTAAGCGAAACACGGGACTACTCGCTAAAGGAACCCGCTCACGGTATATGCCAACACTCGAAACTATAAGGCTGATGCCTATATATGAACTGGATACGCGCACCCACCAGCAGCACCGTAGAGCCCACCTGAAGAGTCCTAACCGGGACGAAAAGGGCCGCTCCTGTGGCCTTTCGTGGGATGGAAGAAAGGAAGAAGTTAAGTTGTTAACTTTTTTAGGGAGAAATAACCATGAAGAGAACCTATCTCGTAACCGTCGAAGCTGATTTAACCCACAAACAAGCCAGCATGATGTTACGCTTAGCTGGTCATCCTCGTTTCCATTCCAGAGTTGATGGGCCTTTGAAGGTCACCGTCCAGCCTGTTAAAACAGAGGAGTAAATCATGCCTGTCCCAGAAACAATTCAACATTCATCAGGTTTAGCACTTGTGATTACTCGGGTGGGTTGTCGCAACTGTGGCGAGATTCACGAAGCACCGCAGGGGTTATTTGGAATCGCTACCATCGACCAGGGAAAGGTTTTGCTTGAAACAGAGTTCTTACCAAGATACCCAAGAGAAATTGTTTATGTAAACCGGGAGCCAACACAGGCCTGTCATAAATGTTTCGTCCCCACCGCAGACGATACTCAGTTGTTTCTCTTTCCAGAAGAACTTGAGCCGCCCCCCGTTATTAAAATCGACGAAAAACCTAAAGTTGAAGCTTTCTCCTTGGAGGATTTTTGATGGGTTTTATCGAAAGTATTCTCATTGGAAGTTTTGGATTGCTGATACTAAGTATCCTGGTTCTCGAAATCTGGTCGAACTTCTTCTTCAAAAAAGTAGAGAAGGATTATCTGGAGGGACTGCCTCATGGCCCTAGAAGATAAAAGCCTGGACAACGTAATATCCATGCTCGCGCAGAAATTTGAAGTACCACGAGACCAAGTACTATTAACCGTCCATCAATATTCACAAGAGTTGCTGCAAAACATCGAAAACTTTGTTTTAGTTCCAACCGTCGTATCTAAGACATTGATAAAGCACCCAGATGAAAAACTTCCACTCGAAGACCGATATCGACTATATATCGACTTAATTGGAAGTAATCTCGCTACCCAAGTTTTAGCTGATAAAGCTAAGTTGCTTAACCAGGTTATAAACATAGCCTTAACAGAACTTTGCACTAAAGAGGATTTATTTCAAGATGACACCACAAAATAGTGAACGCGCAACGCTTCCAAACAAACGCAGCGGCTATACTCAAAAGGTAAAAATTGGCGGTCAGCAGTCCCTCTATATCAGAACAGGAGAATATGAAAACGGGGATTTAGGTGAAGTCTTTATTGATATGCACAAACAGGGAGCCGCCCTTCGCTCCCTGTTAAACTGTTTTGCTATAGCAGTATCATTGGGTTTACAGCATGGTGTGCCCTTGGAAAAATTTGTGGGCGCTTTTACATTTACTCGCTTTGAACCGGACGGGCCTGTGCAAGGTCACGAACATATTAAGATGTGTACTTCGATGATAGACCTTATCTTTCGAGATTTGGCTATCACTTACCTTGGCAGGCTAGACCTGTCTCACACGCACCAGGAGGATGAAACAAATGCTGAGAATGAAGAAAAGATACCGGGGAAGGATAACGAGGGTGGTGACGCAGGAGCTTAGCATCGTCTTTGAGGCTTACACCAAAGCCGAGGCCGATGTCATCGTCAGCAACGAAGCCAACTCCGCTGACAATCATGTGTTCTTCGAAACGAAGGAGAATCAGCGCGAGTACGATGTAGAGGAGCTTGACAGCTAATGCCAAGGCAAGACATTTATCAGTGGGTATGTAGTATCTGTTCTATCGTTACCGAAGGTTCGGCAGCGCGACCTAAGGGATGGCAAAACGTAACAATTAAAAAACAACATCGAGTCATACCTTTGGATATTTGCGAAGAGTGCCAAGATACAAAACTCATCGCTGCGTTGTTCAAGGAATAACATAATTCTTCCCAGCTTGGGGCGCTTGTCCAGAGAGAAACTGGAATCCTACCCGCGAGGGTCCCAGGCTGGGAAAGAGATTACAGCCAGGAGGCTTTAAATGGAACGCTTGAGTAATGAACACCCAAAAGAAAATATTCCTTTACTTCTGCGCTTGGAGCATAGACTTAGGATATGGCTTTTTAGCCGAGAGCATAAACGATACTTAACCAAGAGCGTTAAATCGGACATGCTTTACACTGGCGGATACCTTGGGTATCGGGTATGGCCTGTTCCGATGGAGTGGAGGTATTGGGTATGGTGTCGGGAGGGGAAGCATCTAGCGAAACGCGAAGCGATGGGGAATGAATGATGGGTCTTATTAAAGCTGACCCGCAAGAAGTTGCAAAGATGTCAAGAGAATTGGCGATGCAAGCTCGCACAGGAAACCTTGGAGGAAATGGAATGACCGACTTCGGCCCCGTGGATTGGCTTCGAGAAGGAAGGAGCGGTCCAACATCAACTAAGGAAGGTTAAGAAATGAACCAAGCTATCTTCGAACGTAACGCTAATCTTCCAGAACCTTGGAACACTCGCTTTCCGACTACAGGTGAGGAGATGCAAACCTGGACAGCAAGTATTACCTTTCACGCTCTTCACTTCAACGTTTTATGCGTAGCTAGAACCAGAGCGGAAGGTACTTGGGGTGCGTACATCAGTGCAGTTCCTGGGTTGAACCATGACAACGAGTGGGAAGCTGTTGCTAACCAAGGCGGTAAACTTTCTGAATCTGTAGCCCGAGCAATTTTTCCTGGATTTGACGACGTTCCCTATGCAAAGTGAGAAAGGAAAAAAGAATGGAAACCAAGTATGCTTTTGAACGCCATGTTGTTGAAACTTCAGTAATACATTTTGATGGAAACAGCAAATCAACTTGGCATAACGGAACGCATGAAGAACCGCAGCCGAATTCCTTATCCTTTACTCAAATCGACAGTTGTCCATATGCTACTACGATTTGTATGGACTTGTGTTATGTCAATGAATCGCAAGACGAACAGCCCGAATTACACAAAATCTTTGCTGACAATTATTACACAATTCGACAAGAACTACTCCCCAAATATGCCCAAGGAAGCATTGCTGGGGTTAAATCTATCGCCAACTGGATAATTAAAAACAGTCCCGGCGGCTTTCGTTGGCATAACTCTGGCGATGTTTTCTCTCGAACTTACGCTGAGTTTATTCGAGATGTGTGTGTTGCCAGTTCTGACATCCCTCATGTTATCTTCACCAGGTCTTTTCCTTTCTTAACTCCTTTGATGGAAGCTCCGAATCTCGCTGTAAATCTTTCAGGAGATACAGCTAACTGGGAACAGGCTAAAACCATGGCCCGGCGAACGGGGGCTAGGCTTACCTATCTCGCTCATGAAGTAGACCTGCCGACAGGTTTACCTGAAGAAGGTGCTGTTATCTTTCCTGATTATATATTAAGAGGGAGAGATTTAATTGACCCTACTTCTAAATTATGGTGGCAGGGTTTGGAATTGAATCAACGAAAGATGGTGTGTCCTGCTGACTTTTTTGGGCAAGATGAAAAGCGTCGCTGTGGTCCTTGTAATTTGTGTTTAACCTAGAGAGGAGAAAGATAACAATGTTTAAATTAAGCAATTTGTGGAAGAGAAAAGAAATTGGAATCTTGCCTGAAAAAGTAGAACATGCGCCGCCGGAAATCATCAAGTCCGATTACGAAAAGGTACAAGATTTCCATCAAGCTTTCAAATTGCCGATTAACAGTAGGCCGAAGCTGCCTGTAATACTTGGTACGGCTCGAATTACTATCAAGAATGAGCTAGTGCGTACAATTGAAAGACTGCATTTTCTTACCACGAGCTTAAAGCAAAGTAATCGGTCAAAAAACTCACGGCTTCGTCGTATTCGTATTATGGTAGAAGAGTTCACTGAATACCTCGAAGCGGAACATTCAGGAAACCTTGTCGAAATAGCCGATGCGCTTATCGACTTGGAGTATGTCACTCTCGGCACGCACCTTGAATATGGTCTACCCCAACCCAAGCTTTTTAAAGAAGTTCATAATGCAAATATGGCTAAACTTGATGTCGCGGGGGAGCCTATCAAAGACGAAGGTGGAAAGATTCTTAAACCGGAAGGTTGGCAGAGACCTAATATCAAGAGGATAATCGGGCATGACTGAACCACTGTTGCAAATAACACATACCCACAACCCAAATACTGAGTTCAGAGCACCGGAATATCCAAAACTTATTTCAGAAGGGAGTGATATAGCAATGACTGAACAACGACACGGACACCCAGAGTTTTTCAAAGTTCTTGATGCGGTTGCAGCCTTGCATGAAAAGAAAAACAAGAATTATGCAGGAGGAAAGGAAAAAACCACTACCAAAGAATATCTCTCCAATTTCTATAACGCTGGTCCAGTACAGCAGGGGAGATTAACCCCGCAACAATATCTAACCACTCTCGTTGCTAAACAAGAAGAGAACATCGACCGTTGTGTTTGGGAAGGTGACGCAGCCCATATGGATACTTTACTGGAACACATCGAAGACAAAATTGTCTATGCGATTCTGCTGCTTTGTATTATTAAGGAAGAAGGAGGCTTGAGCTATGTACCAACCTGATAGTATCGGAGTACTTGACCAAGGGTATGTTCGAATCGTAGACCATATGGGTGACGACTTGTCGATTGTCAGGTCTGCGCGGGTGTCATTTGATACTGCTTGGCGGGCTGGAAAGGATGAAGGGTCAGACCAACGATTAATCAATTATCTTTGGCACAATCACCACACTACTCCCTTCGAGTCAGTAACTTTTACATTTGAAGTCAAGGCTCCTATCTTTGTTTTCCGTCAGTGGCATCGTCATCGCACTCAAAGCTATAACGAGATGTCAGCGAGATATACTGAACTTCCTGAAGAGTTTTATATTCCTTACATTGAAACTGTGGGCGCCCAGTCTAAGATAAACAAACAAGGAAGAGATATAGATAACATCGACGACCTGAACGCATTTTTCGAAAAGCGCGTGGTTCAAATAAATATGTTGGAAGAACACTGCCAAGAAGCTTTTGAACTGTACAAGGCTTTACTTGACGATGAGTGGCCGCGCGAATTAGCGAGAATGGTCTTGCCTTTCAACACTTACTCAAAGATGTTTTGTACTATGAACCTTCTCAACTTGTTTCGGTTCTTAACTCTTCGCTGTGATAGTCACGCTCAGTACGAAATTCGTGTCTATGCTAATGCTATGCTGGAGTTAATCGAACCAATCGTTCCGGTAGCTTTAAATGCGTGGAAAAACAGTCAATAACTGTAACTTCCCTGTTGACAATTCGGGGAATGTATGCTATGCTCGTCTTTCTGATGAACTAGTGGAGGGTAATTAAGTGGGAACATTCGCTCCAGAGTTTTTAGCTTTTATGCTTCGGGGGGCGAAGAATCCGGTATCTATTACTTTGGGTACTGAAAACGAAGCTGTCCGATTACGTTTTCGCCTTCACAATATGCGCCGAAGTATGCGAAAACAACAGCATCCTCAAAGCGAAGAGATTGAAAACGTATCACTTCACGTTAAAGAAAATGTACTAACAGCACAGCCAAAAGACCAACGGTTTATAGAAGCACTGGTTGCAGCTGGAATAACCGCTGAAGAACTCCCCGAACAACCTGTACTCGACGCTCCAAGAGATAGAATGCCGAAGAAAACCGAGGAAGAAGAGCTAGCCGAAATTAACAGATTTTTGCATGGAGACACTTCTCATGCCTGAAAAATCTAAAGTGGAAAAGATTCTTGTACAGTTTTACATAAGTAAAAGAGTTTGGGAAGAGTTTGAGTTACTTATTTGGGACCCTACCCGCAAGAGAACAAAGTACGGCGAGAAGTCGAAAATTATCGAAATGCTCTTGCGGAACTATACAAAGGAGAGAACAGGTGGAACAGAACAACCAGAACTTATCAGAGGAAAAGACTTCTTCGACACCCTCAACACCAACCCTACCCTCGCTCCCAGCAGCTCTGACGACGGACGGGGAGATAGTGATGGCCCCGGAGGAAATTCAACAGCTGGACAGCGAGACTCGGGTAGCAATAATAATGAAGATTCGCCAAAAGAAGATGGGCGGAGCTGATTTAACCGACGACGAAGTCAAAACAGGCGTTCGGTTGATTCGAGCTGAGCGGGTTTCACAAGCTGAAGGTGTTAATAAGAAAAAAGCTAAAGTAGCTGCCGAAGCTTTTTCTCTTGAAGATTTTTAATCCAACATTGTAAAAAGGTCAACTTTTCCTTTTTACAATTTGAGAAAGTGTGTCAGAGTCGTGCCTACACAACGGAAGAATTTAAACGATTATTCACACACTTACTTTAATTTGTTTAAACAATCTGTAAAGGCAAATACCCCGATTCCCTTGGATAGTAATAAAGAAGCTCTAGCATTGCGAAACCATTTATATTCATTTCGAGACGCTTTGTTTGCTCATAACCATCCTTTAGCTGATTTAGCTGCAGAAATGTCTTTTGTTGTTTCTGACAATATTTTAACAGTCAAGCATACCCCCTGGATGAGGAGCTAATGGATATTCAACCTGTTTTTCCTAGAGCAATCGATTCAACGATGTTGGCTTGTTCAGGCTGTGAAATGAAATTCTTTATTGAATATTGTCTACGGCGCGGGCCAACAACGAAATCGCCTGATTTACATGCAGGCGGGGCTTTTGCTTCTGCTATCGAAACGACCAGAAGAGCATACTGGTTTCATAAAAAATCAAAAGAAGAATCGTTGTTTGATGGAGTAAGAACTTTAATGGACTATTGGGGGGGCTACGAACCTCCCGATAAATATAATCGTCCTCATGTCAAGACCTTTGTTAATACCGTTGGGGCATTAGATAGTTATTTTCTTGAATATCCACTAGATAAAGACCCTTTTGAAATTGACATAAATGACAAAGGCGAGCCTTCTTTAGAGTTTACCTTCGCTGTTCCTCTCCCCATCGCCCATCCAGTTACCGGCGACCCAGTATTATATGCTGGGCGCTGTGATGCTATTGGGTCGTATGCAGGCATACCATGTGCCGCCGACGAAAAAACTACAGCCTCAATTGGAAGGCGATGGGGAGGGCAGTGGAATATGAGAGGGCAATTCTTGGGTTATGTCTGGGCAGCGCAACAATATGGATATAACCTTAATTCCATGTTGGTACGGGGAATAGCTATTCAAGTATCTCAATATCAACATATCTTTGAATTAGTTACCTATCCTCAATTTATTATCGACCGCTGGGCTGACAAAATGGTGAATAAAATTCAAAGCCTAGTAGATTGTTTTCAAAAAATGAAATTTGAATATTCCTTTGGCGACGCCTGCGCTAGCTATGGCGGTTGCTGGGCTACGTCGATTTGTGAAAGAGAAAAGCCTGAAGATTGGTATAGTTCCTATCCCGAAAGAATTTGGGACCCCTTGGAAAAAGACCCTTTGCATTCTAACGAAGCTCCAGGGGCTAACCTGAGCGAGACTCGACTTGACACATTCTAGCCACGACAAGTACTCGTTTACGTCAAAAGATTTCAGAACCCATTTTTATGTAGGGCGAAGATATTTAGGCGCACTCGAATTTATGTCTTGCGGGCCAAATTCCAGCGATGTTTTTTACTGCCCGGAATGCCACCAAACGTGGGGAGCGAGACATAATATTGACGCTTCCTATGAAGCCTCTGCTCCGGTTTGGAGTTTTGTTGTCCGACTATGCGAAAAGCATGGTAATGGTTCTTTATTGCTTCCTGACGAAGTAAAATATGATTGGGTAGAGGAATTGCCCATCGACCTTCTTCGGAGAGAGTTAGAGTTAATTTTTAACGACATGATAAAACAAGAGGAGAATGAAAATGCCACAGCAACGGGGGACTAACACTTTAATAACAGGTTTGGTCGGTTCGGGAAAAACATATTCTCTTTCGACTATAATCGAAGCGGGGTTAGACCTTGCTGTTATTATTACCGACCCAGGTGGGGAGGAAACACTAATTGAGGCTATGCAGAAAAAAGGCCTTTCAATGGATAAACTCTTTATCAAGTATATTCCCATCGCTGGCATTTCCTGGGAGACTATGATAAAAATAGGTCAGCAGGTAAATGTTCAAAGCTACAAAGACCTTGGCGACCAAAAGTATGGAATCGAAACTCAGAAGCATCAACAATTTTTAGAGGTATTAAAAACTCTTGCTAATTTCAAAGATGATTTAACCGGAAGAGAGCTAGGACCTGTTGATGAATGGGGACCAGATAAGTGTATTGCAATCGACGGTTTTACAGGAATTAACAAAATGGCTCTCTCGCTTATGGTCGGCGGTAAGCCTGCTCCGCATATGGGTGAGTGGGGCGTGGCTATGAATATGGAAGAGAAATTGATTGATAAACTCTGTTCCGATACTAAATGTTTCTTTGTCGGGATAGCCCATCTGGAACCATTTTTCGATGAATCTCAGGGAAAGAAAGAATTGATGCCGGCTTTTCTTGGCTCGAAATTGGCCCCGAAAATTCCCAGACTTTTCTCCGACGTAGTACAAGCTATTCAAGAAGACGGAAAATATTATTGGGCTACGACTTCTAACACCGTAGCTCTCAAACATCGTAACTTACAGCCAAGTGGAAAACTACCCCCAACCTTTAAACCTATCTATACTACTTGGAAAAAACGACAAATAGAGGAGGGCCCAAACGATGTAAACATTTCAACACAAGCTGCACCCGGAACTGTAATCCCGCTCAAGAAGTAACCCATTACCCATTGACGGAGAAACTACCAATGACCAGTTTTGACCCAGATATTTTCTTGAACACGGAAATTGAAGGTGCTCTTGAAACAAAGTTTACGCCCGTTCCGGCAGGTGAACACAGTGCGTTCATCAACGAAATCACTATGCGGGAAGTAAACGAGTCTCCAGTCCTTCGCGTGACGTGGAAAATTCCGGATGATGCCCTGGCCGAAGAGCTTGGCGTTGAAGACGTCCAGGTTCAAGACGACCTTTTTCTCGACGTTGAGGAAGATGGCCGACTGCAGTTCGGTCCCAACAGAAATATCAAGTTGGGTCGGCTGCGTGATGCTCTCGGGCAGAACAAACCGGGGGAAACGTGGGGCTTTAACCAGCTTCGCGGCGCTGGTCCTGTGAAACTGATTGTGTCTCATCAGTTCAGCAAGACCGGAGAAGGTCCCTTTGCCCGCGTCGATAAATACCAGACAACGGCGTAACTTCACGCAAGGATAATTTGGAGAGGGGGAGCAGGATAGGGAAGCCGCGATTAATTTCGCAACTACGTACCTCCCTGTATTCCCCCTCTCCTCTGGAGAATAATATGAACGCCGAAACTAAGTTTAACCTTGCAGACTCTCAAGAAGAAACCAAGACAGAAGCTAAATTTGACCTTTCCGGCGACCAAGTAAGGGCGCAAGACTTATCCTGCAAATGGTATGAAGCGTTCCGCGACCAATACGGAACTCCTGACATGGACGAAGGGGAATTTGACCTAAGCAAAGATACCGGAAAAGCAGCTGCAGTTAAACCCCTCGACCATCAAATCTTCAGGTTATTTGGATACGCCGGTACAGGCAAAACAACTACAATTCGGTCGATTATCAAAGAGTTAGATATTGCCGGTGGCGTTGGCTTTGCTGCTTTTACCGGAAAAGCTGCCTTGGTTATGAAAAAACAAGGCCTCCCGGCAAGGACTATTCACTCTTTGATATACAAAGTCATTGAGCCGAACAGAAAACTCTGCCAAGAACTCTATCACAAAGTACACAAAGAAGGTCGAAGTGATTTAAAATCTGAATTGGAAAAAGCACAACAAGTCGGCTTTACGTTCAATCGCGAAAGTGAAGTAAGAGACATGGATTTACTCGTTCTCGATGAGTGTTCAATGGTCAACGATGCGATGCTGAATGACCTCCTTCGATTCAGAGTTCCCATCATGGTTTTGGGCGACCCAGGCCAGCTTCCTCCTATTGAAGGAACGGGTGCCTTGATTCGAGATGAGCCTGATATTATTTTGACCGAGATTCATCGTCAGGCAGGAGATTCCCCAATTATCAATTTTGCAACAAGAGCGAGAAACGGGATTACAATTCCCAGAACCCTTGATGGCGCGGCTCAATGTTATGAGGGAGCTACGTTACAAGATTTAGTTCCAGCTATTCAAAAATTTGAGCCGCAAGTGTTATGTGGCAAGAATGCTACTCGAAGAAAACTAAATCAATTTCTCCGTCCGGGCAAGGGTGTGTTTCCGAAAGTCGGTGAACGATTGATTTGTCTGCGGAATGACTCCGGCCAGGAACTCTTCAACGGAATGTTTGCTGAGGTATTAGCAGTCGGAGACGTTTTCGATTCTTCTATAGAATTGCAGATTCAAACTGAATTGGATGGAGCCGCGCCCCAAACGGTCAGAGCACTCAGCGCACACTTCGAAGCTTATGCCCGTCCCAAAGCTCTTGAAGAGGTAAAATGGTGGCAGCGTACTGATACTCAAGAATTCGATTTTGGTTATGCTATCACCGTTCATAAATCTCAGGGGTCTCAGTGGGAAAATGTCCTGCTCATGGATGACAATTTCTTTGTTTGGGATAAACCTATGAGAAAGCGTTGGTTGTATACGGCTATCACTCGCGCAGCTGAAAATCTGACACTCATTTCAAAAGGAAAGTAAAATGGGTAAGTTTCGAAAAAAACCAGTAATTATTGATGTTACTCAGTGGTTTAAGAACGGTGACCATCCTAAAGACAATTCGCACAGAAACGGAACTGTATGGGAAGGGGCCGTCGTTCGATACTTCAGACACCCTGATATTGCAGGTGCAACTATTTGTAAGCACTGCGGCCACACTATGCACCATCATGGTTGGATAGATACACTTGAGGGCGGCCATATTGTATGTCCTGGAGATTGGATTATTACAGGGATAAAAGGAGAAGTGTATCCTTGTAAATCTGATATTTTCGAAGCTACCTATGATACAGTAGAGAATGGAGCCAGTTAAAATGGAAGTCTTCCTTGTTCAAGCCGATAAGATTGTCGTTTCGGAAAAACGACAGAGAACAAAAATGAATGAAAAGAAGCTGGCCGAGCTGAAATCGAGTATTATCCAGCGCGGCCTATTGCATCCTATCATTCTCACCGACGACAACAATCTTGTAGCTGGGGCGCGTAGACTGACTGCGCTTAAACAAATATCTGAAGCGAATGGTCAGTTCTATTGCAACGAACATCTTATCCCCAAAGGAATGATTCCGTTTCTTCGCCACAACAGCGATGCAGTCGGTCTTCGTGAAGCAGAATTGGAGGAAAATATTCTCCGTGAAGAACTCTCTTGGCAAGACCGCTGCATCGCTGTTGAGGAGTTGCATCGAATACGCCAAGCTCAATTTCCAAAACAAACGGTAACGGATACAGCAAAGGAATTAGATGCCGTTGTCGATGCCGAGCCTACAAGAAAAACGAGAGAAGAAGTCGCCAGGTCAGTTATCGTAAACGAATTTCTTGATGACCCTGATATAGCCCAAGCTGGTTCGCTAGCAAAGGCATTTAATGTCGTGTCAAGAAAGCTGGAAGCTGAGTTTTTAGAGGGAAGGACTTTTAATTCTCCTCATCAGTTAATTGTCGGAGATTTTGAAAAAGAAGACCTGCCACTAGATTTTTATGATTGTTGCATTACTGACCTGCCTTATGGCGTGGGAGCGGATGAGTTTGGCGATGCTGCTAGTATGAGTCACCAATACAAAGATGATTATGAAACAGCTAGAATAATTAATCTAGCGGCTATTGTCAAAGCTTCTATTATTTGTAAAGAGGCCGCACACTTGTATCTGTTTTGTGATATAGAATTGTTTAAGGAATTAAGAGATTTTTGCGCTCGAATAGAATATGGATGGACGCCGTGGCGGACACCGCTTATTTGGGACAAGCATCACGGGCATATTCCAGGATTGAAATGGTTCCGCCGGACTTATGAGTGTGTGTTATTTGCATACAGAGGTAATAAGGGTTTAGCTTTCAATGAAGGTGATATTCTTCGTGTCGCCCCCGATAGAGATAGAATCGTCGGGGCACAAAAACCAGTACTATTATATTCAAAACTTATTAAACTTTCTTGTGTTCCAGGAGATACCGTAGTTGACCTCTGCTGCGGTTCCGGTACAATATTCCGGGCAGCTGCTAGTACCGGAGTAATCGCAACAGGTATAGAAAAGAACCTGGAGACGGCAAAATTAGCCGAAGCCGCACGAATTGGAAAGGCTATAAAAGATGTCGACTGAAGATGTCAAAGACAAATCCTTATTTTGGGGAACCAGCGGCTCTCAAGATGCCGAAATTGCCGTAGTCGGTGAATCTTGGGGAACCAATGAAAAAGCTAAGAAACTTCCTTTTACGGGAAATACCGGAACGCTGTGGGATGGAATATTAGCAGAGATATTAAAAATCCCACGCGATAAGATTTTTCATACCAATGTAGTATCCGAACATCCCTATAAAAATGATATGAAGCGTTTCTTTTTTTCTACAAAAGAAGCAAGAGAAAATAAAGATAATTCACTGCGAGGACTATACCCCCATGCTTTTATCCACGACCATTTAAATCGGCTTTATTCTCAATTACGAAAAGTCAATCCTAAGATAATTATCGCTCTCGGCAACTACGCTCTTTGGGCTTTAACTGATGATAGCTTTCGTATAGGAAATAAAGAGGGATATAAAGTTCCCGAAGGAATAGCAAACTGGGGCGGTTCACAACTAAGAACCCCATTTGTTCATAATATACCTTTGTTACCGACGTTCCACCCGGCCTCAACTTTTGAAACCCGTCCCTGGCTTTATATGATTAAACACGATTTACAAGCACGGGTTCCGCTTGCACTCGAAGATAAGTGGGACGCTCCTGAAAAGAATTTTATCGTTCAGCCTAGTTATGCTGACGTTATAAATTTTTTGTTAGCTGTTAAACTTGATTCATTATTATCAGTTGATATTGAAACATGGCGGGGGCATATAACTTGTATCGCTTTAGCTACAGATACTACTCACGCTATCTGTATTCCTTTTTTTGCTGGTGGAAAACAATATTGGACCGAGGAAGAGGAATATGCAATCGTACAAGCTTTAAGTAAAACCTTATCAAATTCTCGCGTTATCGGGCAAAACTTCCTTTTCGACGCCCAATATATTGCCTCAGATTTTTTTGTACGAATCGACGCTTATATTGATACTATGCTAACTCACCATGTTCTATTCCCTGGCGGAGGCGACGATAACCCAGTCATGGGCGTTACTCAAAAACGATTAGGAAATCTCTCTCGCCTGTATTGTGCTCACCATACTTATTGGAAAGAAGATGGAAAAGACTGGGACGAGAAAAACTTTACCCCAGTAAAGTTATGGACTTATAATTGCGAGGATGTTGTAAGAACATATGAAATTGCCGAAGTTTTATTGTCTCTTATTAAAAAAGCTGATTTAGAAGAACAGTTTCAATTTCAAATGCGGCAAGCTAAAATGGCCTTAACCATGATGCTTCGAGGAATTAAAATAGACGTACAACGACGTAAAGATGTAGCAAAAGAACTTCAAGAATATATCGACGCCTATGCTAAAACTATTGATTCTCTCATTCCCGAAGATGTTTATCCTAGAAAACCAAAACCAGCTAAGCCCTGGTATCGTTCGGCCCAACAAATAATGGCGATTATGTATGACACTCTGGGAATAAAGCCAGTCATAAATCGGAAGACAAAAAGACCTACGTTAAGTGCGCAAGCATATACCACAGTTAAGAATCGAGAGCCTATCGTCGCTCCGATACTAGAACATATCGAACGCTATCGTTCGTTAGGGGTTTTCAAATCGACCTTTACAGAGTCTGAGCTGGACCCGGATGAACGTATGAGAACAGGATTCAACCCCGGCGGCACAGAAAGTTTCCGCTGGAATAGTCGAGAAAATCCCTTCGGTCGTGGCGGGAATATTCAGAACATTCCTAAAGGAGAAGAGGAGGATGACTGAGAGAAAAATAATTTGCCTGGATTTTGATGGAGTACTTCATTCTTATTCTTCGGGTTGGAAAGGTGCTGATATTATTCCTGATGCTCCGGTACCAGGAGCTTTGGAATTTATCGAAGAATGTATTTTTACCGGTTTTGCCGTAGCCGTTTATTCTTCGCGCTCACATCAAAAGGGAGGAATAGAAGCTATGATACGTTGGTTTAAAACTCAGGGTTTAGACACAGACCTTCTTGCACAGATTGATTTCCCCAACCATAAGCCTCCAGCATTTCTTGGCATTGATGATAGAGTTTTAACTTTTAACGGACCAGACTCGTGGCCTTCAATGAAAGATGTAGAAAATTTTCAGCCTTGGAATAAACGAGGAATATAAATTGTAAAAAGTCTATTTTCACCATTTTACAATCTGGAGACTTTAATGTCTGATACTCAGATAGTTTTATCCGACGCTACTTTACCAAACGTAAGGAAATTCTTCGTTCCTGATGATGGCTACATGATTGTCGAAGCTGACCTTGAAGGAGCCGACGCACAGGTCGTAGCTTGGGAAGCCGACGACGAAGGATTAAAACACGCTTTCCGCAACAATCTCCCTTTACATATCAAGAACGTCAGGGACGTATATCCAGACAAATCCAAAAATATGTCCGACGACGATATTCGAGCTACTAACAAACCAAAGGGAATGTATCATAATTGCAAGCGTCGAGTTCACGGATATAACTACGGCGCCAGTACAAAAACTATGTCAATGACTTTACGGTCAACGATATACGAAGAAGAAGAATTTAAAGAGCGTTGGTTCGAAGTTCATCCTGGAATATTGGAGTGGCAGCAAAGAGTTGAAAGAATGTTGTTTGGCATGCAGTGTTGGAATTGCTGGCTTATGTTCGAAGAACAATATGGAAATTGTCCCATTTGCAACAAGCACGTCGGACGCACCGTAAAAAATATGTTCGACTATCGAATAATTTATTTTGGCTATGTTGAAGGTATTTTACCACAAGCATTAGCTTGGATTCCACAATCATCAGTCGCGCTTACTTGCTCAAAAGGAGGAGTTTTAATTGAAGACACTTTTGATTGGATAGAACTACTAGCCCACGGACACGATTCTATTTTATTCCAGATGCCACTAGAACAAAAATCCCAAATACCCCTGATAGCCAAAACACTAAAGACAGTGGCTTTACCTTATAAAGACCCCTTACATATCGGTTGGGGCGTTGAAGTCAGTGAAACATCTTGGGGTGATGTGCACTAATAACCATGAGAAAATGCGAAAACTGGCTTAGAACTTACGCTCAATATACCTCAGCAAGCGAAGCCCCTACCCAAATGCATTTTTGGACCGGGGTTAGTGTATTAGCGGGAGCACTGCAACGACGGGTATGGATTGACCAAAGGTTTTTCCAATGGACTCCTAACTTTTATATAATCTTAGTTGGCCCTCCAGGAATTGTCGGTAAATCTACAACATTACGCTTAGGTCATTTACTTCTCAATTATGTCGATAATATCCACTTCGGTCCCGATAGCATGACTTGGCAAGGATTGTCACAAGCTATGGCTGAGGCTAAAACTCTCGTTCCATTGCCAGGCGAAGAGGGTGAATATTTAGCTATGTCCTGCGTTACTTGTAGTGTCAGTGAATTGGGAACCTTTCTCCGTCCAGAAGATAAAAGAATGATTGACGTTCTAACAGACCTTTGGGACGGGCAACAAGTTACTTGGCGGCATAAAGTCAGAACAAGTGAAGATATTTTAATTGAGAACCCTTGGCTTAACATCGCTGGATGTACTACCCCCGCTTGGTTACGCGATAATCTCAGTGCAATAGCTATTGAAGGCGGGTTACTGCGAAGGGTATTATTTGTCTTTGGCAGTGAAAAAAGGCAACTAACGCCTTATCCCGCACAAGTTGTTATTCGAGATGATTTTAAACAAATTGAAGAATGTTTGGCTCAGGACCTTATTTGGATTTCTCAGTTATTTGGGGAATATTATTTGAATGATGAAGCTCTAGCGTGGGGCAATCAATGGTATGCTGATTTATGGAACAAGCGGCCGCCGCATTTAGCAGATGAACGACTCGGCGGATATGTAGCTACCAAGCAAACACATATTCATAAATTAGCCATTATATTAGCTGCTGCACAACGGGATGAATTAATAATAACTAAGGAAGATTTAATGTTAGCCAATCAATTTGTAACAGGACTAGAAAAAGATATGCAAATCGTTCTTGCGACTATCGGTGCAGCTCCTACGAGTCGCCATCTTACAGAAATGATTGCTCATATTAACAAAGAAGGTGGAAAGCTTAATCAACGAAAACTCTGGCAGTTTTGTCTTCGTAATATGATGCCAAAGGAGTTTGCCGAAGCCTCTGACGCCGGGGTAAAGGCAGGATATATTAGAATTATTCAAAACGGAACGGATATTAACTATCATACTACGGAAGAGGGTTCTCTGACGTACGCGCCATCCCCTCACGAAGACCAGTCTGCAAAGGAACTCCTGCAGTAACAGGTAATATTCTTGCTCCAACAGCTTCGATACCTCCTTTTACTGTTTGTTTAACTGTTGCAGCTGGCGCATCAAAATATTGTTTAAGTTTCTTTTGTATAATACCCACCGCAACGTCTGCGGCTTTTGGCTCCGTAGCTTCCATAAACAAAGCTTTATATAACTCCCCGTCGAAAATAGATTCTATTATTACTTTTTCAGCTTCTGTCTTTGTAATTGTGCGTAACATTTCCCGAGCTCGTTGTGCTCCAAAATGTGCAGTTAAAAGCGAAGCCCCTGTAGTTCCAGCTCCAGCCCAAGCACCTATACGAGCGCCCGCGGTGCGAATTAGTCCATCGATTAACTTAGCCGGGATATCTGTAGATATTCCTCCAACTTCAGGAAGATTTTTAACATCAACTGCTTTTAATAATCTTTCCGCAGTTGTGGCGATTTTTTTCAATCTTGTAATTTCGTTGTCAGTAAGAACTTCTCGAAGAACTTTAATTTCCTTGTTGATTTTGAGATTTAAACCAGCTCCATCAAGTAATGTTTCACCAAGCTCATCTTTAAAACTTGATTTCGACTGGGCTACCAAATGTTCAACTAGCGTCAATTTCAAACCTTTTCGAGCATTAGGAACGCCTTTTGTTCGACGATTCAAGTTACGCATAAGTTTAACTCTATCGCGTTGATTCATAATAGTATTTAGTTCTTTTCCTGGGTCAGCGCCGAGAATAGAACCCACAGCACTAAGTCTTTTATCGTCGAGGTCTTTGATACGCTTCTGCCCTTGTTTTGCAATATTTTCGGCTCTTAAAACATCTTTAACTACTTCTCGAAATTCGTTTCGAAGACGCGGAAATCTATTTAACAAAGGAGCCTGTTTTTCCAATATCCTACTTACTTTCTTAACATTAACAACTCCATCCGCGTCAACTACAGCATTACGCAAAAATTCTGTTACAGCCTCACGAACTTTAGGTCCACTAACATCGACAGCTTCAATAACCGCTTCGAAGTTTTCTTTTGCACGCTGTCCGCCGCGATTAATCATGTTTTCTAGAGTTAATCCTGTCGATGTAGTAGTTCGGCCATAACCTAATAGTTTTCCCACAGGCCCCTGCGTAAATTGGTCGTTTAGTAAGTTGGAAAACTCTCTAGCTTTTTGAAAGGGAACACTTACGGACTTACTCGCATTGAGTTCGTCCAAAGCCCACCCTGCAATTTGACCGGCAAACCGCGCTCTAGTATAATCTCCTTTTTTCGCAGCGTCGCGAGCTTCGTCTAACATCTCAGTTCGAAGGCCAATAAGTTCGTTTGAAGTAGTAAATTCGCCGATTTTAGCTGGCATTGTTTTTCCAGTAGATACATTTGTATTTCGAATAAGAAGTCTTCGAGCTTCTGCGGGGATTCGTTTATGTTGAGCCATAGCAGTGTTGGCTAATAATTCATTGAAGTTATTTATTAAAGTTGTAGCTTCGACAACTTCCCCTTTCGGAACTGCCATATGTAGTTCAGTTTCAGTAGCTCGCATTTGTAACAACGCCGTATCAAGCTCTTCTCGAACAATTTTGGAAGCTTCTTCTGCAGTTTGTAGCTTAGGTCCCGCCCTACCAATTTTTACATCAGCTCTCGCCGCGGCTTTGGCCATGCGCATTTGAATTAAATTTTTAAGATAAATCCGAGTATCGGCAAGGTAGCTAACTAAGTCTTCTGGACTTAGCGGACCTTTACTACCTGCAAAATGAACAATCTGTTCGTGGATAAGCCGGTTTGCGTCTATTACTTGGTCAATGCCATAGCGTTCTAGTTCAGGGGCACTGTCGAGCACTTCTCTTTCTAAAGCTAGCGCTCTTCGTTCCCCTAGTCTTTGTGCCGGAGATAGAATACCTTCAATAACATCTTCTTCATTTAACCGCGAGACGGCAACCTCCCGCGGCAGTCCCGACACCCCCGCCAGTCTTTGTCCTCCTAATATCCGCCCACCTTTTTTAGTAAAAGGCATAAGCACTCGTTTTTTAGTTCTTTTGGTTAAATTTACAGCCCCACGTATGGCAGCTCCTTTTGCTGCGCTTGAAATTTGTAAAGGAACTAACGTTACAACGCCTCCAAGCAACTGACCTACAACGGTAGCTGCAAGACTGTCCGGAAAAAGTTTAGAAGCAAAATATTCTCCACCCCCCGCCCCAGTACCTGCACCTATTTCTAATGCAACAAATCTTCCAGGACGTTGGATTATTTCACTTCCCATCCTCTCAAAGAGGCGCTTTCCCATAGAACCTAATCCTAAAGTTCCTAACCGGGCGCCCTTTGCTGCTACTCCAGCAGCGCCAAAACCCATCATAGCTGTAGCGGCTACAGCTTCTCCAACTGTTCGTCCTACTCGACCCATAAAAGTTTGTCGTTCCATTCCATATGGAACGGTGATATTAGACTTAGATAAATCTTGTTGAGCTACAGCAGTAAAAGGAGCAAAATTTGTCCCATTAATCATATTTGTCAAATTGACCATTAAGTCCAAGGGGAGTCCTGTTGTTTTAAGTGCACCTGTTGCCATCATTTGGAAAAAATCTGCTTCAGTCCCTGCACCTTGCGGTTCAATATCAAAAGGATTGTTTGGGTCCCGGGCAAAAGGATTGTTTGCTTGCATGTGTTCAAAGTGTTCAATACGAAAAGGGTTATCTATTGCCGCAGCTTTGTCTACTTCTTCAGGGACGCGACCAAGCCGTTGGTCTACAGAACGTTGCAAGGTTTTTTCTTCTTCGGTCTTCAGATTTGGGTCCTCTGGTTCTGCTCTAAGAATAACTGCATTTCGTGCTTCAGGAGATATTTCAGTAACAGGAAAACCTAAATATTCTGAAGTTGAAACGCCGGGAGGAAGATTTGGTACCTTTCCTTTTTCAATATTTTTTATAACAGACCGCCGTAAAGTTTCAGGAATTTCATCAGCTAATCGAAAACGTGAAAGATTTGGATTTTTACCGACACCAAGAGTAACCACGATTTTACTCCTTTAGTTCAATTTACAGCCTAAGATACTCCATTGGGCTTTAGCTATGTTCCTTGCATTTTCACCTAATGTACGAGGACTAACCTGAGCTAGTTCCTGACAAGACATCTGCTGGAGAATCTCGGGTGTAAATCCGAAACTTGCGATAATTTCATCATATTCTTGTAATAAATCAGCTAAATTTGATGCGTGTAATTTGTTTTTTTGAATAATAGGCGGCTGAAAAGCATGCGCGTTATCTAAAATATCTGTGTCTATACGTTGCAGTTCTCTGGAAATGCGTTCCCGCATTTTTTCAAAATAAATCTTGGCGGTTTCTCGCCCTGTGAAAATAGCGTTAGCCTGTGGCACAAGTTTTTTAAGGTCCTCTCTTAACATATTCGTCTGACGCCCTTCCATCGCTGCTGACAAAAGCGTTACGGTTCTGTTAGTGAGATTTTCTACAGTAATAGCCGCTTCTGTATTATTTGGGTTAACCAAGCCGCGCTCTAGCGCATCGACAACAGCATTAAGTTTTCCAGTTATATAACCACGAAGTCCGGTCGCTGCACCAATATCTGGCCCCGAAGAACTTTCTCCTGATGAAGGAGAAGGAGGAGAAGCGGGAACTTCGTTTGGTGTAGCAGCAGGAGCTTCACCAGCTTGAACAACATAAAGTTCTTGCTTAGTAGCTTGGTCAATGATAGACACTCGGTTATTGACAGGATTTCTGTGAACAGCATATACTCCATTGGCAATTTTAGTAGCAGTGTCATTAGCTTCCTTTTCAGAATAACCATTTTGAATCATGTTATTATAAATATTGGTAGTTTTTTCCTCAATTCTGGATAGTTTCCGTCCCGTAGGAGCTACTTCTTCCCCGACAGAATCTTTTTGAAGAGCGAAACGACGCACTCCATCTTCATCAATTATCTCTTTAACGGGAGCGTTTAATTCCGCTTCAAACGCTTGTTGCACCAACTTTCTTTCAGCAAAATCAAGTTTCAATTCTGCAAGTTCTTCAGTAAAGGCTTGCCGCCGTTCTTCGACAGATGAACCTGCCACTTTGAGTTCGTGGTCAGCCTCACGAAGTTTCATCAGGACCTTATCCATATCTTCCTGATGCTCAAATTTTTGTATTTGCAGTTCTAAGCCTTTTTCTTTCAATATAATATTTTGGTCGGCTATAGAAATTTGAGACTCATTCATTGCTGCAATAAGCTCGGTCCGATATTCTTGGTCAGTCATATTACGCTCACGAATATCTAAGCCTGCGTCTTCGAGAGCCAGCCTAGCCTCGTCAATTCCCTCTTTGTGTTCTTGGGCCTTTTCTTTTAATGTTAAACCCCTTTCTTGTAGTATCCTGTTTTGGGTGGCGTCTTCAATATTTGCGTTATTCATTATCTCGATAAGTTCAGTTCGATATTCCACATCAGTCAATTTGCGACTTTGTAGTTTTAGTTCTTCTTCCTTAATAAGAAGTCGAGCTTCGTCCATTGATACTTGATGCTCCTGGGCACTTTCTTTTAAATCAAGTCCTCGACTTCTCAAGAGGCGGTCGGCGTCAGCACTTTCGATTCCCGCATCAATCATTTTTTCTTTAAGTATGGTTCTTAACTGCTGGTCTTCCATTCCAGTTTCTTTTAATTTAAGCAATTCTTGGTCAAGAACAAGTCTTGCCTCGCTCATACTTGTTGCTTGCTCAAACTTGTTTTCGTCCAATTCCAGCCCCCGTTCAGCTAAAATTAGTTTTCGGTCAGCAAGACTAACACCCGCTTCACGCATCTCTCTATCCAATTCAAGTGCGCGTTCCTTTAATCCCAATCCCTCAGCTCGCAAGTCACTGTCACGCTCTTCGATAAGTAAACGCGCTTGTGCCAGCTTATCTTTATCACTTTGAGCTTTTTTATTTAATCCAAGCTGACCTTCCCTTGTTACAACATCTCGTCGCTTTAAATCTCTATCTTCGTCCAGTCCTTCTTTTTTCTCTCGCGCAGTTGTTACGCGTCCAGCAGCTCTTAATCCTGCCCCGACAGCTTGTGTCGTATGACCAAGCGAAGATTGTCCCTGCGGCCTGGATTGTGTCAAATTTATAGCAAATTGCATTAAAGCTGCTTGCACCTCAGGCTTTGTTAAAAACGAAAAGATTCCGGCTTTTTTCTGTTGAAAATCTGCTTCATCTGTAGGAGGGCCAACTAACTGCATACCTTCAGGCGCTCCTTGTAGTTTTTGTCCTAAACTGGCTGGCTCTACCATCGTCTTATCCTCCAAGAATTGACCCAAACGAGGGAACAGGAGCGACAGGTCTAGGAATAGCTCCGCTAATAAGCGCTTTCAAAATCGCCATAGTTGATGCCGAATCTAGGTTTCCCCCAGCTCGGATAGAAGCGTTGGCCATTTTTGGAACCGGCGCAGCGGTCGGCGCAGTCATATCCAGCCCCTTACCTATCATTCCAAGTTGTTTTCCCAAATCCCCGCTTCCCGTTCCTGTACCCATTCCCGCGTCTGGACGTACTAGCGGTTGGTCAGGGAGAAACCCGCCTTCAGCTGCCGGAACAGGCATACCACTGACAGGAGGTACTGTGTCTACACCATCAGCCATCCCTGGCATAACCCCGTTCCTTGCCATCAGGTCAGCAAGTTGTTCTGGGTGTTTTAAACCTAATTGAGCTAAGACACCCATCGACATTAAATCACCTTCTTGCATTGATATAGCTGATGCTGGAAATACCATGTTTTTATCTCCTTATAGAAACGACGCTAAAGCACCCAGGCCGGCTCCAATACCTGCACCTGCTGGGCCGCCTATCATCCCACCTATTCCTGCTCCCATCGACGCCATTCCTAAAGCACTCCTTGCTTGACTTGGTTGAGTAGCCCCAGGTCCCATTGCTGTAGCTGAAACAGAACCAGCTGGCATACCAAAAGCTAATCCGGCTACTTCCTGCGCCGCAGCAAAAGGTAACATTTGGTCCTGCATAAATTTACTTATTCGTGCGTTAATTATAGCTTGCGCGTCGGCTCTTTGCGCGCCACCTACAGCACTTTTAATTCTCGACGGCTCTAACATCAGAGCAGCAGTTTGAGGAGCCATACCGACAGCACCGGTCTGTAATTTACCTGCCATAGCTAAACGCTCTGTTTCCGCTCCCAGTACATCACGAAAAGCTTGATTTGCAAAAGTTGCACTAGTATCGCCAACACTTCTCATCAAAGCCTCGGAAGCAATACCTTCGGCAATCCCCTGTCTGGTACTTCCAAAGTTATTTGTAAGTATTGCCTCTCCACGAATACCTGGAAGAACGTTTCTTTCATGAGCTTGAATAATCGGACGCGTTGCAGCTTCTGTAGCTGCAGCAAGATGTGGGTTCAAGCCAATACCCGCCAACAATCGTTGATTAACCGTTCCAGTATCGGAAGCCAATGCTTGCTGTGTAGCACCGGTAGCCTCAGCTATGCGCCCGACACTTCCAGCAGCCGTTAGAGCTTCGTTCTGTGCTTGCTGCTCTAACTCCGTAATAGGCGCAAGAGTCTGCCCGGGAAACGCTGTGGGCGGCCTTCCAACAAACTTTTGCGCTTCAGGAAGCACTAGAGCCATCAATTGTTTTTGCTCATCTGACATTTCCTGCACGGAAGTACTTGTAGTATGTGTAGGCTGTGAACTGCCTCCGCCTAGACCCATGACCGCTCTCCTATATCCCGATAGAAAACAATTTTATATTCTGACTTATTTGACACACCTAACGCACGGCCCCAAGCTCGAGTTCCGTAAATTTGATAGGCTGCAATTCCATTACTCTTTGCCCACTCTAAGCAAACTCGAAACTTTTTCTGTATTCCTTGAAAGATACCTTCGCCGCTAACATGAATAAAGCGAAGAATCTTAGTTTTAGGATATTCAACAATTTCCGTTAAAAGTACAGCTCGATAATTTCCTTGCCGTATTAAAACCCACAGTTGAAAATTTCCCGATATGATACTAGCATAAATATAATCTAAATCCATAAACGGTTCCCAGGATTGTTTACCTTTAAGAAATAAGTGTACAAGCTGATTCCAAATCAGTTTACATTCCTTGGGGTCGATTAACATAACCATTTCTTTATCAACCAAGCTTAACCCAACTTCCGCCGTAGTATCCATAAAATCCTGCTCCCGACCCAGGGTCCCAATTCGTTCCATCAGCCAAAACAACCATTCCTGCTCTCGGCCTAGCTGGAACAACGTTCAACGTCGGTAAAGTAATTCCTTCTACTTCACCAATAGCACTAGCAATCCGTCGAAGTTCTTCCAGTACCCATGATTTAAACTGCGTGTCATCAACTGGAAGTGTTCCAGGCTCATAGCGCGCCAAGGACTTCAACCTCCATATCATACCCCGCAAAAGACCATAATGAAGGACTTGCGGGGTCTTCGACTCTTACCGTAATTAAACGCCCAGAAACGGTAAAGTCTAAATACTCCGTCGTACCTGCAACAAATGTTTGAGCTGAGCTTAAAGTAACCGCTTCACCTTCTTTTTGTTGATACCCTACTTTAACATTGAACGTCCCCACAGCTCCGCGGAAAAACAACCTATGAACAAGTTTCATCGAACCGGGGTCAGCTTTTGGCTTACCTGCTCTATCAACTCCAGCTACTGCCAATCCTTTTCGTTCAATGTAACTTGCGAAGGCCGTGCCATCAAAAGCGTTGGTATCCTCACCTAGATACATTTTGGTATTCGTTGTATCAACCAACAAGAGACTTAAAGTTAAATTACCAAAAGGTCTTTTGTCCCAGATACTATTATCATCATCCCAAGACTCTGAGTCGCTGTCCCAAGTTAAGTTTGAAGCGTCGGTAGGTACAATCCCGGAAGCGATAAATGAAATATCTGCAGGTAAATCACGAACTCCTACAGTATTGTCTTTCCAATTCCAAATCACCGCTAAGTCCGCCCATGTATTACTACCAGTCGGGAAACAAAACCAAACTTCTTGATTTGCATGGTCCGGAACTAAGAAAGCTCGTTCATAGTTGGTTAAGTTAATATTGTCGTTTATAAACTTGCGCCAGCGCTTATCCAGTGAATTAACGATATTTCTACTGTCGTGCATTATAATATCATCACCAGTTGCTACGCAATGCAATTCTCCGTTTTTAATAACTGCAGAACAATGTTTAGTCAAAATCCCAGTTGTTAAAAATATCGGGAAGAATCTAAAGATACTATTACCACCAACAAATTGCATTTCCCAGGTAGAGTTTTCTTTATACATGATAAAACTATCTCTTAACTGCCATCCCTCTACCAAGAAGCCAGCATCAATGTCTTCAAGTTCTTTTTCTCCTGCGTCCTTTGTTGCATCCGTTTCGTCCCACGAAGAAGGAACCGAACCAGGGTCGGCTGGATGAGACCACTTAACCATATGAGGGTAGACCACGCCAGATTTAGTTACATTCAAAGCTATCAAAAAATTCTTGAACGGTTTTATATCCCGGCACGTTGTACTGGCGGGCCAATTAGTTAAATCACCGAAGTTATTAGATAAACTCGGCGCCCAGAACTGCGGGAGTTCGATATTGTTTGTAATAAAAGGAAGCCCGCCCATAATACCGCCGGACCACAACTCAGCTACATTAACTGTCGTATAGTCTCCGGCTTTACTAATATCAGCGTGTGCATCACCGTCAGTTCCGTATAGCTTGGTGCCACTTGCATACGCCCAATAAAATTCAACACTTGTCGGCACAGCCATAGCCCAAATCGGAGCAGCGGTAGGCGTACCAAAAACCTGAGAATGCCCTAAGCTCCGCTCTACCTTTCCGTTACGGAACCTGATATTTTGTCCATCCGTCCACTCGGCAGGTGGTAAATTAACTTCAGGCAAATCTTTGTTAATACCAATCATACCCGTATCATGTATCAGTACCTTAGGCATTTTGAGCTAAATCCCTGTCGATGAAAGTAATTGTCAAGTCCCGCTTTTTTGCTGCAGCCACTACTTTCTTGTACAATCTTTCGTAAGCCCTCGCACTAGCCACTACGGACTTTTCAGCATACGGAGGACATATTGCACTTTCTCCTATTAACAAACACCCTGAAGTATCGTCGTCAGTATTTCCTACATGAATTAAAATATCAGTAAAGCCAGGAACATCTTCAATTTCTAACATTCCTTGATGAAACGACGAAAATCGGGTATCTGCCAAATATCGGACATGAAAGCCGCCCTGCTGTCTTAACACAACAACATACGTCCCAGCTGGAATTCGAGTTTCATGCATTAGTTTCTCTTCTCGAAATTCATCTTCCAGCCCAAAACATTCAAAAAGACCGCCCAAGAAAATTAAACTGACAGTAGTATCCGCGTCAGAAACAAAACGCTCGACAGATAAATGCAATTTATTTCTCCTTAGCTAAACACACCTTGCGATATTTATCTTCGCGACAAAGGCGGTAGTAAGCACATCTTTGCTTGACATTCAATCTACGAGTAGCTAGCGTATCTTTTCTCGACACTGAATGGGGATGAACAGCCGTTGTAAAACAATAACTGTCAATCACGATAGCCTTCGTCGCCCAACACCCGCTCAACGTCAGCATCAGACATATCATCGACAGCATCACCAGCTTTTTTAGCATCCTGCTGTTTCTCCCTTGATGCTCTTACCTGCTTAGCCAAAGTCCTATCCTCCCCCAGCTGAAGGAGTTGATTCTGCCCATACAGGTCAAGCCCCTTCCGAAACAACCGCACTACGCTACTAACCAGCGACACCCAGCCTCCAGTTGCAGCGCCCGCGAGCAGAGAGAAGATAGAACGCATGGCTATTCGTTCGAAGCTCCCCAAACACCGAAGGCGGTAAGAATGGGAATCATCACGTTGACCACCTGCTCAGCGTTGAACGCTACGCTGAAGTTGAAAAACTGGTCAAGTGCCATAAGAGCGAGGCCGATTGTGGCCACTATCAGTTTGCGGTACTTTGCCATCTTTCATATCCTCCAATTGCCTAGGTGAGAGACACATCATGCCTATAAGAAGTACAATACCGTTTGGCTTTGCAATTTGCCATGTCAACATAAAAACAGGACACGGAGACTCCCGCCTTTCTAATGAATAACGAGGCGGCAACGAAGCCGCTGTAATATACGTCGGCATCAACAAGCCCGCCAACAATATAGCCACAAGCGCTATCCGAAAAATTCTCATTTTATTTTGCTCGACTTTTCAAATCTTTTAGGATACCAAGCATGGCATCCTGTTTTGCTCCTTGTTTAATCTGTTCATTTTTGATACTTTGCACCGAGTCATTTAACTGCCGTATCCGACTCCATGACCGGCTCTGTCGCTTGCGAACTTCTTGCACGTCATTCTTTGCGTTGGCAGCAATCTGTTCCAGCTTGGCGTCCATCAATCGCTGCGTGGCCGCAGAAGTAATCAAATGTTCTTTGATGGGCTTGGCTTGAACTTGAGTAAACCACTGGCGGTCTCCAACCCAAAAAATAACGCCTATCAAAACCGCTACGGTGCCGAGCATGCCCATAACCTGCGGCCAATCTACCGCGTATCCTCCAGCATCTGTTTTCTTGATAGCCATTTTATTTCCTTTTCTACGGATTATTTCTACTGAACATCCAACAGCCGATAGTACTAATCGTAACGGTTACAGTACCTGAAGCTTCCTCAGCTGCGTATTCAACTTGCTTGTTAACATCGACTAATACAGTACCAATGCCACCAACCCCTCCCGCTGCATTTCCAACGGATATGTCATACCCCCAAGAATTGGCAGTAGCTGCAGTCTCACCAGCTCCTTTTGTCTTTATATGTACCCGGGCGGTAGCAGTGTTAGCTGTTGCATTCGCAGCAACACCATAGATATGAGCCATCGAATTGGGAGGAACACTAAGGGTTCCTGTTTCAAACGTATCGTCCGTTATAGAGCTGTCATTTATATCGTTTACTGGCGTCGTGTACCGGAAGTAATCTCCGCCTGTGTGCGTGAACGCACGAATATTAAGTGCGCCTCCGGTTTCTACAAACCCGATAAGCCGCTTATAATCATAGTTCGTCGGCATAGTCGGAGATGTAAACGAAGTCGAAAACAGTACATCAACAACACTAGTGTCACTACGAGCAATTAACCAAACAGCATAAACAGTATCATTTGCTACAGACCCAGTGTCAATCCCCCCTGCATTGTCACCCACAGCCCAAGCAGCATCGATTTGTTTCGTTATTTCACTAGCCAGAGTCAATGCCAAAGCGTTGGTAGCGTCCATCACGCCGCCCGCTGTTACATTAACATCGTTGTCAGCGTCGGTATCGTTTGATAGCTTTAAGCCTCTAGGAACAAACGATTCGACAGCGTTGGTAGCAGTGATAATAGGAAAACCCGAAGCTTTGGTATAACTAAGACAGCGCCAATCGCCGGTAGCGTACTCGATGAAAAGACACTCATCCCCGGCAGCTGTTGTAATATTCGCTGCGCCAGGTAATACTAAATCCGTGGCGTGATGTGTAAGAGTTAAAATACCATCAAAGTGAACTCGAATAATCGACCCGATACCTTGGGTATTAATACTCGTAATAGCTGTCGTCCCCGTAACGTCAAAATAATCACCGTCACTGGGGGGGACCAGCGCCGACGCAGAAGCAACGTCACTTCCTTTTTGACTGATAGGCTTATCGCCGTTTGGAAAGGTATTTTTAATTACTTTTTTGATTAATCGTAGGTGGTCGTCGCCCTGAGATTTAGGGTCCGAAGCACCCACAGGATTTGTGATGGTTAAATCACTGATATATGTACCAGTTTCGAGTCCCATAATATTGCTCCTAATCAGCTCCGCCCATTACAGGACGTTTACTTTCGTGTTCTCTCGCTTCACTATCAGCAAACATTCGAAGCTTTCCCGCAGCTTCAAGTTTTTCAAATTCCGACAAAGCTAGCGCATCCCTTAACGCCCCAGCAATTTTTCTTCCTGCTTTCCCGATAAGATAATCGGCAGCATATAATAGCCACTGATTTTCAACGTCAGTAGCTAAAGTCGTGTCTGCTTTATAGTAAATTAACCGCAGATTATAAACAGCATCGGGCGTGGGAAAGATAAAAAACTTCGCCAAGCCTAAATAATAAGCTTGCGGACTTCCCTCGCCAGGAAGATTCTTTCGCAAATATGTTAAATTGTGCTTAGCCATTTCGGTCCATTGGTCCGCCGCGGCAGCGGTACTATCATACCAATGTAAATCATCGTCTTCCGTCTCCCGAAGAAACCCAGTTGGTAAAGTTACCGTTTCCGTATCCGCGACGGTAGCAATATTACTCTGGTCGTCGAACTTCAAAAACCAAGGAAGTACTGGGTCGTGCTCGACTTCTTGCTGTGCATCTTGCAACGCAGCAATAATCTCTGTCGACAAATCCGACCTGAATCCCAGCCTTTGTTGGATGCGAGAAACAGCTGCGCTTCTATCCATCTTCTTCGTCCTCATCTTCGTTGAGCATTTCATCAACCTGGCTCAACCCTCGCAGTTTCTTGCTACTAACTCTTATCCCCATCATAGCAGGATTACCGCCAGAAACCCCGTCGGGAGGCACTTGAAGCATTCCTACTGTGCCTTTAACCAGCAACTCAAGTTTTTGCCCGACCTTCAAACGCTTTACTTCATCTTCGTCGATATCGACTGTCATGGTTTCAGGAACATCATCAGCGTCAAGTTCCTGAAGTGACATCTTTTTCATTTTCATAATACATACTCCTTATTCGTGCCAGTAGACCCTTCCCTTCGCAATGTCTACGTCGAATTTTGCATCAGTGGGAATAGCCGCCGCAACACTAGAGTCCCCCTTTGCTACAAAAGCACGATTTGGACCGATGTTCATAATTCGCACTTGTCGGTCCAAAACCACACTGGTATCATCGAAACCAGTAATAGCTTCTGAAGCTGACGTAGTGCTGACAGCTTCAAGTGTCGTAGTTCCCGTTGGCGTAAACGCCTTTACAATTGCCTCAGCCACGATTTCTCTCCTAAAAAACAGAGAAAAGGGAAAAGTTCCACACAGTCAACACGAGGGAGTTGAACATTGCTTTCCTTCTCCCTTTTCTCTGAATTAATCCTTCGCTCAATCCTACTGGTCAGCGAACGTCGGAATCGTCGTACTGGTTACGCGCCCGTCGAGAATCCACAGCGTTCCGTCGCAATATATCTTGACGGAGGTACCCGGCTGCGGCACGAGAATCGTCACTTTCGAATTGCTGTTTCCGTCGGGAGCCGCCAACACATTCAAATCGCCGTCAGTGTCGAGATGGACCACTCCACCAATGAAGTAATTGGTATTACTTCCACTGTCGAGAATCCAATCCTGAGCATCCGCAGCAACTCCCGAATAGATGAACTCATATTCGAGTCCTTCGTCTTCTGCCGGCAGGGTAATCGTTAAGTCGGCGGTCAAGTCCGGGATATAGTGAACTTTCCCACTATTCCCAGGCAGCAGCGTGTACGCCGCAACATCGCCAATCGCTACGATTCCCTTTCCACCTGTCGGATTTTGCGCCAGCCAGGTGGTTCCGTCGCACGTCAGCAAAGCTGATTTCCCCTGCTCGATGATGGCAATAACCGTTCCACCATCGTCGCTTACCGTCAGGTCTTCGTCGGCATCTGCAGTGTTGTGGATAATAAACAACAATCCACGTCCGTTTGCTTCAGCCGGCAACGTAACGGCCCTGGCCGCACCCCCTGGGTCCAGATACATCAACGGAGGATGTTCCTGCACCAGGGTAAGAGCCCCCGTAAGAGTCCTCGTCAACGGCTCCAGCCTGAACTGCTGCTTGAACACAACATTTTGAGCATTTGTATCGTCAATGTTTTCTCGTCCCACTGGACTTCTCCTTTACAAAAGAAATTGTAAAAAGGCATTATTTCCAATTTTACAATCTCAAATCCTTTTAGCTAGCGTCAAAGCCGCCGAGGTAGCCGCAGGTCAGTCCGCCATAAGCCATCTCCAGACCACCTTCGGTCTGCCAATAGCCGCGCCGAACATCCTCATCTTTCGCCTGGACGTTGTCTTTGAACTTTGTATCCCGTCCCTTCATCGGCCGCCACTTCAGCGCCGACATATCCACAATGAACATGGAGTTCTTGTACAGCGCGTGGCGATTCATCAGGGGATGCGTCTTCAGATACAACTTGCCCTGGGGAAGAACAAACTCAACGAAGCGAACTCCGAAGCTGCTTACTTCTTTGTCCACGTTCAAGCTAATCGCGGTCATACCACTCGCCGCCGCGATTTTCTTGTTGAGATAGTTCAGCGCAGCATTACCACAAAAGGCGATTCGCTCATCGCCGGCCTGGGTATCGAAGTCGAAGACCGGAGAGACCTGGTCCAGGAAATCGTTCACGGTCCACGCCCCGCTCCAAACATTCGTTGTTGCCGAAGGCATGAAGGCGCGAATACCGTTCATAGTCCGTTTCGGCTTTCCGTTACTCCCCGTGGCTTCACTTCTCTGGCCGAACAGCAGAGCCAGCTCAATCGCCCGTGAGTGCGCGAACATCTTCCGGCGCTTGTCGTTCTTCACCGGGTCACCTGTCCGAGTCCGGGTCTGTTCCGCCGTTCCGGAAATCTCGTAGGTGTCTTTGAAAATTTGGGTGTAGTTGAAATACTTAATCGGATTGCGAGAGACCGAAGACGGCGCACCCGAACCTTCCGAATAAGCGTTACCCATGTGCAGCAAACTGAGGTCGTTGGCAATAGCCGCAGCGGTCGTTCCCTGCGCCCCGCGTGAAACAGTGAACTCGGTATCACTCACAACGCTTACAACCTCAAGGATTTCATGATCGTAGGTAGCGTTGTCCGCGGCGGGCTCGACGAGCAGCATATCACCTGCTTTCAGATGCTTTGCCACTCCGTAAACATTCCCAGGCGCCGCAGTGCTTGGGTCCGCTGAATCGACGATAACGGTAGTATCGCCCGAACCTAAAGCGCCGTTAACCGTCAGGCGCACGAGGTCGTTCGGCTCATCCCACCAACTGAACTCAGGGTCGTCCGTGCTTTCTTTCGAGACTTTACCCATGAGAGCGAAAAGAGGAGCGGAACCGTTCGGATTCCTCCACAGAATCATTTCACGAAAATTCTTAGGCCTTTCATCCGTGGCCCAATCACCTGTGCCACGAAGACCAGCAATCGCATTCGCCATTTAATGTTTCTCCTCTGGACCTAGCTCGATAACTAATCCAGGTCCAATTCTTCTCCTTCGTTGAGCATATCCTCTGCCATTTGCTCGAAGGGATTCGTTGACTTTCTTTGCGGAACTCCGGCAGGAGGACTTCCACCACCAGGTGGCTTGTGCGGTGGCAGACTTTCCTCGTGCTCGTCGTTTCCAGCATCTATAAGCCCGTCTACGGGAAGTCGCAACGCAATAATTGCTTGCGCGCCCACATCACTAATAGTCTGTTCGAGGGAAGCGTTTGGATTTACCTGACGGTAAGTCGAAGCTAGGTTGAACACCCTATCTCTGTGTTCCATTAACTGCGGCCAAGCTTCAAAAAACGCATTCTCGTTGCTACTAGCTTGTGTTTGCGCTTCCTGTGTCTGTTGCAGAAGTCGAGGTAATTCAGTAACGATGTGCGTTATCGAAGCTTGAACCGAGTCCATGTAGACCTTGGCCATCATCTTCGGTATCGCTACTTCAGCGTTAGTCGACAACTCTGCAACTTCCTCATCACTGAATGCGTAATGTGTTTCAGCCAGGTTGACCTCAGCATTTTCTCTGATTTCGCCCCAACGCTCTCGCACATCTTCCAACGTCAGTTCTGGGGAATCCCCTTCAGACGGTTCCGGTTTAGGGGGAATCTCTGAAGAAGGCTCAACAACATCTTTGGGTTCTTCTTCCGCGGCAGGCTCATCAGGCTTTTTTTCCTCATCTTCTTTCGGTTTGCCCTCTTCACCTTCCGCCTGGAGTTCTTCGGAAGTTTTCTCCTCCGGCGTTGCTTTACCTTCCTGTTTCGGTTTTTCAATTTCCGTTTCAGTTGTTTCTACTACCGGCGCAGCATCATCAAATATCTTTTCTTCTTCAGCCATTACTTCATCGATAACAGCCGCATCCGCTTCTTCTTCGTCGTTCGCAGCCTTAAATTCATCATGCTCTTGTGCATCTTCTTCCGGAGCTTTAACGACCTCAAGATTTTCTGCGTTTCCACTAATTGTATCAGTCATTCTCCATCCCCCTCGTTATCAGATTGAAGAGCATCTTCCTGTTCCTTTTTTTCCTCTTCTTGTTGTTTTTCAATATCGATAGTACCTTGCGCGGCATTAATCATTTGCTCGGGTAAATCTAAATAAGTACTGAGCCCGTAAATAACCCCGCTCATATGTTCTTTATTAACCTCGAGTTTTTCTTTTGGCTGATAGAGATTAATTAACATTTCATCTCGAAGCCGTAATATCTCGATTTTGAAAAGTTCCCAACCCGGAGAGTCAAGCAGAGTCTGAAGCTCTCGCTTCTGCTGGAGAGCTTCGCTCAGCGTCATTCCCTTATCTTCTTCGGGAAGGTCTTCAATAATCTCTCGAAGTTTATCTTCTTCGGTCATCCTGTCGGTCCCAATCCAGCCACTTGCCCAGGCTCATTCAGATTTCTCAATTCATTAATAGGAACAACATCGCCTTTTCTTGCCGACTCTTCCAGTTGACCATCCTGTTGTATATTTATCTTAAATTGTGAGATATTCTTTAAGCCAGCAATTTGAGCCACCCATTGAAAGATTCTTCCAACATCAAATTGCTGAGCCATTTCAGGATAGTTTCTCAACTCTGTTAACAGCGTTCGCCACAGATTAGCTTGAGCGAATCTATCAACAGGGAGAGTCCCATCGACTGGAATATAATCATAAAATCCCGAAATTTCTTCAGGAGTAGCATTAACAAATTGCGGAGCTTCCAAAGCCAAGTCCCCGACAACTCTTAAGGCTCTATCCATGTTCGAATATTGTTGTGTATTCTGAACCATCATTTGACTAAGCGGGCCCCAGCCCATCGCAGAAAAGAACTCGCTTTGAGTTTTCAATCGGTTGATACTAAATCCAGTCCCCGTTCTAACCTCTGCCGCAGTCTTTCTTCCTGTCCCAGACATCATGCCCATAATCTGGTCATTTACACCGATAACCCGACTCCCCACTTCAAGCATTTGTTTAGTATCATTCATATGCCCGCGTGTGATATCAACAGTCTGCACTTGATGGAAATACTGTCGAACATCAGTTCCATACGCAGCTGGCTTCATTCGAATCAATCCACCAGGAAGCGGGTCGAGTAAGTCTTTTAACACCAGTCTAGATGGGTCAACTAAAAATTGGTTGTTCAGAGTCTTTCGAACATTATAAAAGTGACTGTTAACCAACCAATTAATAGTGTTATTGACGGGTTCCAGTATCTCATGCATTCCCCGCGTTGATACTGCATAACCTTCCGGTTCCAATTCAATAACAGCGTAAGGGAATTTGTTATGATTTGCGCCTTGCGGCCTTGCGCCAAGTACCGTAGTTAAATCCTTGGTAACCGTAAATACCCAAGCTTCCGGCATTTTTCCGCGCCCTAACCGCCACTTCTCTGGAATAAGTTTAACCACCATTTCATAGGCAGGCACAACACCAGTCTTTTTGTCTTTTCCCTCTCCGATGCTAAACATTTTCGAAGCATCGGGAATTTCTAGAGAACTGGCACTAGCATCATCAGCGAAACCACCTGCGTGTGAATTTCCAGAATGTTTAATTTTATCAACATTCATATACTCGCCTTTGGTTTCTCTCTCCCATAAAACATTCCAGCTAATTTCTACATACCGTCCACAGAACTCCCCTTCTTGAAAACGTTTTAAGGGAACTCTTGGGTCCGGTAAAAAATCGAAAGGTCGAACATTGAAATTTTTATTTCCCTGGTATCCTGGAATCGATCTTACAATCTTCTTCTTCTTTTTCCGTCCAGTTTTAAACATACCGCCGAGCATGGTTTCTTCAACTTCAATAATCTCAGCAACTCTCTCAGTTTGCTCGTCCCAATAATTCCCTAGAATTCCAACGCCATACTTACCAACATCATGGAGCCAAATATAGTAAGGAACAAGCTGTTCTCCAACTTGAATTTGATAGTCCATATAGGCTTCCATCGCCTGGACTTTTTGCTGAGATTCTCCGTGCCGTCCAGTAAATTGAAAGACCGGAGTTCTGGACATAAACACAGTAGTCCAGTATGTATGAGCTGCCATTAAAACGGCATAGCTGTAAGGAACTTCAATGGTCGTATATGTTGGCTTTCCAGCTTCTCGCTCGTCGACTCTTCTCGTAGCGTCTACTGCTCGTTCAGGAAGATAAGCCAGATTTTTATCTTCAGCTTTAGCCCAGGCAGTATGACGAGTATTTAATAAATAATCCCGAGATAACTTAACTCGGTCCCTTATCCCAGCAATAATTCTTTTGTGAGTCTCCCCACCAAACTTAACGTCAAAGGTAATCGGCATCAGGGAGCGCCTCGCACGTAGTTAAGTTCTTCAATGTCTTCCTCTTCTTGCATAATGGAATTGAAGTCACTAACAACCATTCCCGGCCCGGTCAAGGCAGCGATAGCCATAGCACCTGCATCAAGAATATCGTCGTGAGAAACATCAGGATACTCAGTAAACTGAGCGACGAAATCCGTATGTTCCTTTTTAACATATAAATGCCCATTAGAAGCTGGCCCAGAATAACTATCAGTAATCCGAGTAACTTTATTTCGGTTGTCTGCAGCATCGTCGATAACATAATACTGCCTCTGCTCTTCCATCGCATTTTTCAACAGCCATGACAATGTTCGCTGATATTGTGTCCCTTCTACTCTTACTTTACTAGGCCTCCAGCGCATTGCCATTTGAAAAAATTCAGCAATAGTCCAAGAAGGAACGTGGCCTCTATGCGCTACATACTCAAGTAGATATAAATCAGGTCCCTTCGCTCCCATAGCTAGTAAAACCTCATAGTCCTTGTTCGCCATACCACTAGCAACTTGTTGGGGGCTGGGAGGAGGGACAGGGTCAATAGCAATAATAACTGTCATATTATCTGGAAGCACATCGTAATATTTGAGCCAATTTTCTTTAAAGGTAGCAGTCTCGGGGGAGACTAGCTTACATTCTTTTTCCCGTAAGAAGATTGACAGTTGGTTCCTTTTTATCGCTGCTCTCTTTTCATTTCGTACGACCTCGGAAGGATATCGTTGTGGCCAGCTAGATTCCTGTTGTTCCAAGGGAAGATTCTTCGTTTCCGGCGTCCAGCACCCATATTTCTTACTCATCCACTCAGGGTCGTTAAGCGCCATCGTGGAATAGTCTTCTTTGTTCAGTGGAGTTTGAAGAGCAACGAGTTTAGCTAACGGGGATTCACTAGCAGGGGCTAAAGACTGCTTAACAGCGCCATACATAAGATTGTTGATTTTATTTCGTTGTTCAGGTGTTGCAGCATTCTCTTCATCAACTACATCATCGACGATAATTAAGTCAGGACGATAATCGTCGAAATTGATTCCGCGAATACTACCGGTGATTCCTGCTCCGAGAATCCAGGAGACTCTTGGTTCTCCTTCACTTGCCAATCCGTGAACAATTTCGCACTCGGTGTCTTGCCATTTCTTTCCAGGAGACAATTGAAATGTCTGCGTGAATCTAGCATTGAACTCAATTTGTCTGCGGAGCCAACGAACACTTCGCACAGCGTGGCCTTCTGACTTTCCGATATAGAGAATCGTTCTGGAGATACCATAAGCTATCCTCTTTGCTGTATACATTCTGAGTAATGAAGTTTTAGCTCCATCACGAAATACTTGGATATTGATAAATCTCGCATGACTATCCAGGTCTTGCTGTATCTCATTATGGAAGTTTGGACTATCTTGGCGAACTGTCTTAGGAAAGAATGTCTTGTTGAAGAAATTACCGTCAGCGGCACCTAGTCGAATTATCTCCGACGTAGATACTATTTCAACCTTATTGTCTTGCAGCGTTTCCACTTCCATTGGCATCTTTAAGCCTCTTACTTGTTGCCTTAGAGAACCTTGTGTTATGCGCTAGTACATGAACACCGAACCTTCCAGCTTTTGCTTCCAACGGGTCTTCAGCAAAATAAAAAGTCTCCGGAAATTTTATTCCGCTTTCATACCAACTGACAATCTCAATGCAAGCATATTGAAAATGACTCGGTGGAAATATTTTCTTCAATATCGGTTCGTACAGTTTTCTTATTTGCCACCAAGCATCAATAGTATGTTTATATTTAACTTCAATAATCGTTATCAACCCTTTTCTCAAATCGAGAATAAACCCATCAGGCTGACACCACCTCCCCCGCCCTTCCCCTCGTAGCCCATATCGAATCCACGGACCAGGAACATATAGCTCCGATATCTCTTCCAATACCTTTTGAACTCTTTTTTCATATCGAAGCCCAGCGGCTCTTCGTCCAACTTGTTTCTTTGTTCCTTTGAGAAACCCCGGCTTAACCATTGAAACGAAAGCATATCTCACTTCCTTTTTATGGACAGGTCGAAATCTCGGTGCATTACTGTGTTTCGATATCCCCTTCAATGATATTGGCTTCGCCATTGTTGTACCCATTAGTTTCAGCCTCCTTTATTGGAGTTACATCAATCTCATTACTATTTGCCTGAATCATTTTTCCTCTAGCTTCTTGTAATGCCAATTTATCTTCCTGGCTTCCGAAATGAAAGTGAGCATGGACGCCGTTCCCATTTCCATCTCCATTCCCATTATTCTTATGTCCACCAAATCCCAACGCTTTTAGCGCTAAGTTTGTCGTGTCATGCAGCCCTCCTAATGATATCTCTTCAGGTTTCTTTTCAATCCGCGTAGTCATTTCATCGATACTGATATCAGCCAACGCTTCCAATTTCTCCGTCGTTGATACGCTGATATTATCGAAGTGCTCATTCCTCCGACTCTCATATAACTCTTTAAAAGCGTCGCTATTTTTAACAACACTCAGCCAACTTTGACTAACATTAAAGAACCTCGCAGCATCCCCTAATTTTTTCTCTGGAAACATAATCATCCATTCAATCAGATTCTCATGCCACCAGGACACTTTTCTAACTTGCAACTGAGCCATTTTCGATAAGTTCCTTATCGCTATCTTTTCTCAATTTCCCTTAAAATCCTTCTCTATCATAATATATAACAATTTTAAAAATTTGTCAAGCTTAAAATTCGGTGAATTGTAAAATGTTTATTTAAGTGAAAAATTTCGTTTTAGGGGGGAGACGGGGGATTCGGCGGCGGCGGGATGGGGACAAGAGGAGATTCACCTCCTTTAGGTTTTGAAAATTTAAGGAGAACCCGACCCGAAACTCCGCTATCCAAGCCGGGCCAAAAAAATCCCCTCTCACCTACCGGGAAAATGAGAGGGGAAAGTGATACGGGGTTATCGTTTAAAATTCGTCAAGCGTTACGCCTTCCGCCTTGGCGGCGGCATCGGCGGCTTTTTCGGCGGCGCGGTCGGCACGCTTCTTTTCGTAACGGGCGGCGATAGCCGGGTTCGCCATTGCGGATTCACGGCCCTCTTTGGTTTTGACCTTGTCGGCAATCGCCTTGCGCTTCTCATCGTCCACCGATTTGCCGGATTCCAAGAGCAACTCGGCAATCGCATCTACCAAGATGGACGTTCTCGGCCCGCCCGCCTTTTTCTCCGTTATCCATTCGCCGCCCGTCAGCCGTTCGAGCATGGTGTCGAATGACTCTCTGGCATCGGACACATTATCCGCGCCAGCGTAAGAGTCGCCCAATTTCTGGGACAACCCGTGAAGCGTGGCGCACGATATGATGTTATCGGGTAAATCGGCGGGGACGATATCACTTACCGAGCCGTCCGAAAATTTGAACCGGACTGAAACCGCTTCGACATTCGCCGACCGCTTTTCATCTCCGGCATTGTCCACATACGATTTTTTCGCAATTTCGTTTTTCTTGGCCATTTTCATTTTTTCCTTTTTTGTAAGCGGGAGAGCAATCGATTTTGACCGGCCCGGCATTTTTTTCGTCTCGGTATCGATTCCCGCTTGGGGGAATTTCCCGCCCCGTCAATCGGGGCGTATATGTGTTATACTCGATTACAACCCCATATGCAACCAAAATGTTCATTTTTTTTTTTTCCAGACCAAACCC